ATGCCCGTACTCAACGTGTGGGGCATAGTAGACCTTGTTATAAACTTTCTGCTTATAAGTCCGTCCAGATACTTCAATACGGCTTTTGGACCAGCTTTTTTGCAAGGTTCCGCCTTGTTTGCCATGAGCACTTGCCCAAAATTTGACGTGTTTGCCATCTTTGGTTGTGAACTCCACCCAATGATCCGTGTAAACACCGACAGGCGTTCTCTCTTTCACTTTGGAATTTAGTTCTGTACCTTCATAATTCAAGGTCTGTCTCATAAATCGGTCTACTTTCGCATGATTCGCATTCCTGTTGAAGTTGTTAGCAAACTTAGCGAAACTGCGGTAATCAAAACTGCCACTCATGACTTGCCCTCTAGCTTTATAGCAATTTCTTGATGTGACCAATACTGACCAATAGGCACATTAGAACGTGTAAACACTTTAACGTGCCCATTTCTATCAGTCACCTCAATCTTGCAACCTGCAGGGATATCATAGACAACTGAGCAAAAGAGCTTCATATCATAGCCATTTGCTTGATAGTCGCTCCCGTTCGTTGAACTATTACTCATTTGCGAAATCCTGCAAGGAATGTCCTCTAATAGCACGCTTTCTGACATACTGGTCAAACCGTCTATCTCTTGCTCTGTATAACCTTTAACCGTCATTTTACAGTCATACAAACAATCAAAGACTGTCTTAGCATATTCGGTCATAGTAGCTTCCTAAAACGATTCAACTGACGCTTGTAGCGCTCAAGTGATGACGGCACTTGTTTCATTCGTTGAATCATTTCGTAAGGACTAACCTTTTCGATTGTCGTATCACCCATTTTGATACTCTTGACCGAAAAATCGTCTGCGTCAGCTTTTTCAGCAAGCACACCTTGCTCCTTGACCTTGTCCAGTAAGTCGTTGGTCATGTCTATCCATACGTTCTCTAAACGTCCAGGCACACTGTCTTGGTGAATATAATTCAAAATCTCGTTTTCTGCTTGGGTCAAAGCGTAGTGAAGAACTTCCATATCTTTGAAATAATTATCCTGACGCATTTTCCGAACGCATGAGATCAAGTACATTGTGTTGTCTTGTTTCAATTCTTGAATCATATTCTGTTACCCAATCTATTTGCCAATTTTGTGTTTCAGAGCGATAATACCGATGTTCTTAGGCTCGTAAACACGTTGCCAGTTCTTGAATTTAGCCAAGTCAGTGTTTGATGGAGTGATGTTTCCTTCAGCCACTTCTGCGCCAGTCCATTTCACGCCGTAAGGGTGCATCACAAGGGCACGACGAGTGTAAATCATGTCGTTACCTTTAGCAGCTTCACGAGAAGTTTCAAATGTAGTCAATCCTGATGGATTTCCTGTGTTAAGACCGATTGAACCTGTGCGGAAAAGATATGAAGTATATACATCTCCTGTTGGTGCAATACCATCATCAATAATGACACGGTAACCAAGGTAGGTTGGAATGTTGATAGTCGCAGTTGTTGGCTGGATGTATTGAATCAAGTTATCTTTTTGTAGTTTTGTATAAACCGCTGAGTGCATAGCAATCGCAGTAACTTGATCAGCAGAATCTCCAAGCAATTGTTTAGCGTCCAATACCATAGCTGCATCGATACCAGTAGACGCTTTTGATTGGTCTGATACGTGAGTTTCTTCAAGAGCACCTTTCTCACCACCTGTTCCAGTCCCAAAGATACCATTCAAGGTAGCAATCAAGACTTTTTGGTCTTCACGTAGCCAATAAGCACCGATACGGTTCAAGATAGCACGGACTGGGTCAGAACCAGCTACAATACCAGTCAATTCGTTGGCAGCCCAACCACGTCCACGATAAAGAACGCAGGCAATGTCTGCTCCAGCAGTGATTTTGCCAGTTTCTAGGGCTTTGTCGCCATTGCCAAGAACTTCAGAATCTCCAGTAAGGTCATTCCAAAACGGCATGTTGACCAAAAGACCACCAGATGTAATGTTTTTAGAGACACGTTCGTCTGATACTGCAATACCACTTTGAACGAAAGCAGATTTAGCAGCAGTGTACTGTTGCATGTAGGCATTGTACTGTTGAGGTGTAATCGTGTCTAGAATTTTTGTAATTTCATTAGCCATTAGTTATTTTCTCCTTGTTGTTCTAAAAATTGAGTTAGGTTGACATCAGGATTGCTCAAAGCAGTTTCCCAATTCCCTAAATTAGCACCTTGCCCATCGCCTTGATTTGGCGTATATTGGGCTTGTTTCTCCCCGTTAAAGAGATATGGACTCTTAGCACGCTGAGCTTCGATTTGCTCAGTCAAGCCAATCAATTTGCCATCTTTTACAGAGATTTCGTCTTTGTTTAAGATTTTTTCAAAAATTTCTGCGTCTCGAACGCCAGCTTTTGTCAACTCAGCATCGATTAAGCGAGATTTGTTCTCATCTGCTAGTTTCGTCTCAAGCGCTTCTGTATCTTGTTTGTACTTAGCTTGTAAGTCCTCTAGCTTTTGCTGAATATCTTCAACATCTGCGCCTTTTTTCTTCAAATCATTCAAGTCTTTATCACGTTGTGTCAGCTGTCCACGCACGCTCTCCAATTCGCTTTCTTTACTTGCTACATCATCCTTAAATTTTTGGACAGAAGCACCATACAAAGCGAAGACTTGAGAAATTTGGTCTTCAGTTAAGCCGATGTTTGCCAGTTGTTCTTTTTTCATTTTGAAAATCCTTTCCTCTACGCTAGGCTTTTTAGGTGTTCTCCATCACCAGACGCTCCGCTTTTGTTAGGACTACGGACTTGTCCAATAGTTGAACCTTTTAACGCCGTGCTCAGGGCGAAAATACACTAGTCGATTTGAACTAATTTAGCAATTCGATTATGTAAGCATCTAATTTTTCGTTGTTCTTCTATGTGTAGCACTAGCTTTGTTGTAATGACGGTTACAGCAATTGTTAGTGCTATTTTTGTATACTTCCTCAAGGTAATACCTCCAACATATAAATTTAACCGTACGGGATTCCATACGGTTAGGGCATAAAAAACCGCCTCGATTTCGACACGGTTTATAACAATTTACAGTAATTTATAGCAGTCTATTCCTGCAAATCAAGATGTTGGATCGCCTACTTTCTGTTTTTTAGCCATGAAAAGTCATTATCAACCAAAACCTGATAAAGAATTTTCCCGATTCGGTCTGCCTGCTCTTCTTCATGATTTATATAGCCAGCTTCAACTAAAATACCATGCGTAATTTCGTGAATAAGCGTCTGATCTTCGATTTGTTGACTAGCTGAGTCGTCAAGAACAATCCTGCATGTCTTGTACTCAATATGCCCCCATTCCCCCTGTTTTCCCTGTAAATCAGTTATTTTTTCGATTTCGTAGACGATGCCACCTATTTTCACCTTATTCATGCTAGGCTTTTTATTACGATTCATTTTTTCAATCCTTTCTTTACACCTTTAATTATTCCGCTGATCACGGCCAGAATAATAAAGATTAAAAACAAAAATACCAACCACCCGAAAGCGATTGATACTAAATCCCAGATAAACATATCTTTACTCCTCTACTTTTTCGTATGTTTCTTTAAAGATGTCAGGTTTGCATGGATAAAACTCACCTTGCACACCTTTGATGATATAGTCGCCTTTTTGAGCCACCATATCTCCCTTAAGCGTTGGAATGACAATACTTGAATCAGAGCACAAGGTATTTTGACCAATAAACTCTCTGATTTCTTCATAGTTTGAGCCAATAAATCTAATGGCCTCAATCACTACTGGTTTTTTACGGTATTTCATTTCTCGTTCCTTTCTAAACATAAGAAAAGCACTTAGATTTCTCTAGGTGCTTATTTATCTAATCGGTAAGCCTTTTGCGTAAGCTTCTTTAGCCTCCGCAAGTGTCATTTCATTAGGGCCACCATCTATATTAGTTTCTCCTGTATTTTGCCACTGACAGACGTCACAGATATCATACACTGCTGTAACAGTCCCACATACTGGACAATGGACATATTCGCGACCATCAATGATCATTAAATTCTCTTTCCCAGTCTTGCTCATAATAATCAACTCCTTTTTTCGGTTTCAATATTGTTGTAATACGTTTACTACGATTATCACCTAAAACATATACATTATTTTCTACATCATATCGCACTCTACGCATTTCTGTATCGTAACCGAGTATATTCTCGTTTATCGTCTTAGACAACAAATTCTGTCCGATATGAAGATAATTCTCTTTTGTGATATCTCCGAACTCGACTCTATGTTTTTTATAATGCCCATCAAAAGATTTCTCAGTAGGAAACTTGGACTTTGTCCATCTGATGCGGTCTTTTAGTTCCTTATACCCCTCAACGTTATTATACTTCAAATCATAGAAGCCTGCAAATGTTTTGGGCATATTTTGAGGGCCTAAAACCTGCCTATAAGCTATGAACTGCTCCTTGGTTCTGCGGACTCTGTCCTTTTCCAATCGTTCAGCTTGTAGCTTATCTTTGATGGCAGTCTGCCCATACTTATCAAGTTGCTGCTTTCGCCATTCCTTGAAGGTCCGACCGCTCTCTACCTCATAGCCTTTTCCTGTTTCAATATCTCTTGCATAGCGTTTCCCACCTTTTTCTAAGGCAGGAACCGTTGTACATCGACAATGAGGGTGCATAGTAGGATAATTCACACCCTTTTCTGCATCCTTAACAAGAAATACCTTGCCGTCCAACTCACCACAAATAGGGCATGTGTGAACCTCTAAGGTCGCTAGATACCTGTACTTCTTGATATTGTCGTCTTGGTATTCATCTAATGTTGCCTGAGCCTGAATTCCGTTCGTTTCCGTCTGCAAAACAGTCACTGCACGATTACGAGCACGTTCGAACTCAATTGCTAGAAGCTTACTGGACTGGTCTATCGGATAGCCTCGGTTTAAATCGTTGGTTACAAGCGATTCTACTCTACTAACCAATTCGTCCATATTGCTACCCCAAACACGCTCAGAGAACCGCTTACCTTTGAAGTTTTCGTTGATTGCCTTTTGAAGATACTCTTCTTCTAGGCGCTCAGGCTTGAAATTCGGTTCTCTTTTGGTCTGTTTATGGTAGTTATAAGCACGATTTAAGTAGGTTTCTTGGTAGGTTTGCTTGAGATGTGTTTCTATTCGCTTGTTGATTTTACCAGTCATTTCAGCGATATCCATCTCAACACCAGCAAACAAGGCATCTGCATTTGTTTTGACCTTTATTGACCTTGACCACTCTGTTAAATCAGGGTGCTTCTTAACAAAACCAGTAATCTCTTGCTTGGTTTTTAATTGGTCAGTCTTGGTCAGGGATAACAGGTAAAACGGTAATGAATCACTACGATTTTTAGATACCCTCTCAAACGCCTCTAAACGCCCTGTAATGCGTTTTAGTGTTCGGTGGTATAAATTATCGATGTAGTCTATTATCTCGCTGAGGTCGTCAATCTGAGCCAACTCATATAGCAATCTGTCTTTCTCTTCTCGGCTGAGGTCGTCAAGAGATTCGATGAAAGCAATCTTCTCTTCTTTATTCAACTTCCGACTCATGCTCTACCTCTTCCATGTCGTAGAGTTTTTCAGATTGTTCCTCTTGTTCAGCTTTCTGCAAGCGCAGTTCATCCTGCCAATCTTCTACAATTGGATTCGATTTAGCTACGTTCTCTCTTGATGTGATAGTTGCGAGAGTAGAAACCACTTGAGCCATTTCTGTATCGTTATTGATTGAGTTCCGTGTCCATGTTTGCTTGATTTTGAATTTGTCAGACAAGCCTAGATGTTTCAAGATCATCTTAACAAGTGTGGCATATCCACTTCTGAACTGAGTTTCCATGTTCCCGACCTTTAACTCTAAGAGCGAATATAGGAACTTCAAAGCAACTCCAGAACTGTTCCCTAGTTTATCTGTTTCAGGGTTAACCCCTTGGCCGCTGATAAAGATTTGTTTCTTCGTCCGCTCTAAAATCAGATTTCTTGCTTCGGTTGGGATGTCAATCGCAATAGTTGTAACTCCTGACTGGTCTCCCATACCGTCGTTGTCCATCTTAATCATCTTGTAGCGTTTCAAATCTTCTAGAAACTCTTGCTTGTCTTGCCCACCGTAGTTTGTAAGGACAAAGATAACCTCTTGGACATCGTCTGTATCATTGACAAAACCACTAAATACCTTATCGTAAACATCGATCAGGTCTTTGATTGGTTTCAAGTCATTGGTCTCAATTTCGTTATTCTTGAACTGAATAAAAGGAACAAGCCTAAAATCATGCTTGAAACTATTATCACTAGACTGGTCTCCATTCATGGTATCAACCAAAGAGATTGCTTGGAATGTCTCTAATTCTTCCAACGGCTTATTTTCTTCATGACGATAGAAAGAACACTCTTTATCATTCCAGTATTCGTAAACAGTGTAATTTTTACCATCTGTTTCATCGATACTAGAGTAAACTCGCAGTACCCCAATCAACTTCTTGTCTAAGGACTTTGAATAGATTGGTATCACTTCTTTTGAGTCAACGCAAGCATATCTAAACGAGTTATCACTAGCATCTTTCCAAACATGAAGCCAAGCGATGCCAGCATTTCCTGCATTAACACAAAGCTGCTTGCTGATACGTTCATAATCGTCTCCCAAGACGTCTACAATCTTATCATTAACGCTTTTATCGTCCACATCGAATGTAGGCGGATAGGTCAACGCATAAGCCTTTTTCTGGTCAAGCAATAACTGGTGCCAGTTGTGACTAATACGGTTGTCGGCATTACGAAATGCGTTATCTTCTGCTTTCGCTTCGTTCTCAGCGCCTTTTTTATCGGCAGGCTTACGCTTTCGTTTAATATCATTCTCGTTGCGATAATATTTTTCAGCTTCAGTTGCTTGTGAGACAAACTTTCCATGTTTGACCATCTGCGACGAGATTATTTTTTTAATTACTTCTATTTCCAAACAGTCATACCTCCTGACTTGAATAATACTGTGTAGCAGAAATAACGCAGGGCATCCATTGCGTGGTCAAATTGCTTGATAGGTTTGTCTTCGCCATTCGCAGAGGCTTTCTCGTCCCAAACATAAGCGTGGAACTCTTTCAGCGTATTCACACAGCTCTCATGCACTGCTATTTTCTCTTGGCCTAGCATAGACCCAACAAAACGAATGCCTTCAAGGACATTATTTCTAGCTTTTTTGATTTTATATCCTCGCTTCTTCAATTCGGCAATGAATGAAGCAGCAGACGGGTCAATAATAATACGTTCGATGTTCGTATCTCCTAGCCAAGCAGTTAGATCATCAGCATACTCAGCATTGGTCTTCTGTACGTTCTCGTCACGACCTGAGTAATAATATTCCCTTGTTAAGTAATACTTGCCATTGATGTCTTTTTCCCACAAAAGAAAAACGGTCGCATTCTGCGTACCGTAGTCGACCGAAACATATTTGCCCAGTTTACTCATTTCTGGCAAGGTTGATACAACATGCTTATCCTTACTGAACATATCGTAGACAATACCTTCTGCAACCGTCCAAAGACCTTGAATGTAGCGCTGATAGAAAACACCTTGATATTGGCTTCTGTAACGCTTCTTGATGTTCTCTGAAAGAGAAAGGTTATCATCCATGTCAAAATGCAGATAAAGCATATTCTTTGTTTCTGCTTTGTCTATCCAGTTGACTTTAAACCAATGATAAGGCCCGTCTGGGTTGCAGTTGAACCACCACTTAGAACCTGTCACAGAGCACCGCCCTGTACCCTGGTTAACAAACGACTCTGGCATAAGCGCTACTTCATCAAAAAAGATACCTGCCAGCGTTAAACCTTGAATAAGATCCTGTGAACTTTCGTCCTTACCACCGAAAATATAAAAATCATTCGACACGTCACCTTTTGAGATTTCTATCAGGTTATCCGTCCGATGATAGACGTAGCTAAAACCTCTTGACTGTATCATGACCAACAACAGTTTCAAAACGTTACGATTGAAAGAGCCAATTGTCTTCCCACACATCGCAAAGTTCTGATGGTTGAATGATGTCATCGCCCAGATAACGAAAGCTAGACTCATAGAAACAGTCTTGCCAGAACGGATAGCGCCATCAGCAATAATGCCTTCTGACTCATGAACTGGAGAGTTCCAAAGCCACCAAGTCAACACTTTCTTCTGCTTTTTGCTAAAAGGTTGAAATTTGAATGTATTGGTTTGCATTCTTAATCTAGCCAAGTTTCTTCAACCACCCCTTCTAGAGACTTAATAAAGCCATCGTCTTTAACGTCAACTTCTGATGTTCCTATCTGTTTTCTAAGCTTCTCGTTTCCTAGCTTGAGCGCTTCAATGCGTTCTTTTTGCTCTCTCTTATCAAGTGAGTCTTTCGCATCTGTCGTGGTTAACTTGCTGATTTGTTCAAACGCTCTAACGTTACCTTTCATAGCCTTCTGCATCATAACCATCGCTAAAGCCATTTCGTTAGTTGTGTCAAATCCCATATCCTCAAGTTGCTTCTTAACGTTTGGACTTGCCACATCTGCTTGCAGAATCGTTTCAAAAGCCTTTTTTAAGTTTGCTTTTTTTCTTCTAGCTTTACCAGAAGCCACCCCTGCTTTTTTTGCATTTTCTCGGCGTTCGCTCGGAGTTCGTTCTGAATTTTTTATCAAATTTTGCTCATTAGCCATCGCCTCACTTCCTTATCAAAAAAATAAATTTAACTTACTTTTTCAGCGGTAAGTCCTGTCTCTTCTTCCCAACGTTTAATCGTCCGCTCTACATACACGGGATCTAGTTCCATTGCATAGCAAACTCTTTCAGAACGTTCACACACCATTAATGTAGAACCTCCGCCATTAAAGCTATCTAGTATCTTGTCGCCTTTTTTACTGGAGTTCAAAACACATCTAGCAATCAACTTCAAAGGCTTCATCGTCGGATGGATATCGTTTCTAACAGGTTTATCCTCGTAAAAGACAGTCGTCGGAGATGTATCCTGCATAGTCTTGATGTAAGAAATCAATTCGCTTTTTGTCATTTCTTTTAGATTTTCTTCATCTTCTTCAATGACAGTAGCTAGTGAGCGATTGTCCACAAAATAGTGACTCGCTCCGTCTTTCCAACCGTATAGGCAGGGTTCATGCTTCCATTGATAATCCTGACGACCTAACACAATAGCATTCTTGACCCAGATAATGGACTGTTTCAGTAGCCAACCTGTCTCTTTTACTGCAGCTCTAAAATTTAAACCTTCCGAATCTGCATGCCAGATATAGAACGCTCCCCCTGGTTTTAAGTGGTTGTTTGCAACCGCAAATGCATCTCTTAGGAATTGTCTGAAACTAACATCATCCATGCTATCGTTCATGATTGTCATAGCTTCATCAGTTCCTCCTTGATAGGCCACGTTATAGGGTGGGTCTGTAACATATAAATCTATCACCGCACCATCAATTAACTGTGCCATATCCTCAGCAGATGTGCTGTCACCACACATTAAACGGTGTCGCCCTAGCTGATAAATATCTCCATATTCTACTTTTGGTTTCTCTTCTTGATTGATGTCGACTTCTTCTCCCTCTTCTTTTTCATCTTCTTCAAAATCATCTAAAGAAAAGTCAATATCTTCGAACCCAAAAAGCGTCATATCAAAACCGTCAAGCTCATCTAATTCGCCATAAAGTAACTCAACGTTCCATTCGGCAAGCTCTCCTGTCTTATTATCAGCAAGCCTAAACGCCTTAATCTGTTCTTCTGTTAAATCATCTGCAATAAGAACTGGTACATTTTTTAGCTTTAAAGATTTTGCCGCTTTAAATCTTGTATGGCCGTTTACAATTTCTCCGTCAATCGTTGCGACAATCGGAACCTTAAAACCGAATTCCTTTATAGAATTGGCCACTGCTTCAACTGCTTGTTCATTGTTCCTAGGGTTATTTTCGTAAGGTCTTAGCCATTCAATCGGCTTATCAACAATCTTCACTGTTTCCCTCCTCCAAAAACCAAAAAACACACATCCAAAAGATATGTGTTTCTCGGGTTATATAGTCCTTTAGACTTTGCTTTTTACAGCCAATTCTGTAAAAATTGGAACGACAGGACTCGAACCTGCCTACGTTTCAGACCCTTTATAGTCATATCGCTCCACCAACTGAGCTACGTTCCAACTGCAAGTAGACTACAGACTTGCGTGTTAATTAGTAATCAATTTGAAAGTTTTCCTTTTTTTATTTTTTGTAGTCTTTAATGGCGATGCCCGGAATCGAACCGAAGGAAACATAGGAGAGAAACCACTTACCTGTCACCGCCAAAACGAGGCCGAAACCTCGGAAAAATATAATAAATTATAAAGGAGACGTCAATGAACGAAATAGAGGGAAGGACTCGAACCCTCAATGCCCTTTACGACACCCTGATTTCAGGTACCTCTCTTTTCAATTCTTGACACTACCATTCTAACAGATTTTTAGAACCGTGCTGTTCCAAAAAGTCCCATACGATCACTATGAGGTTAGATGACTTCTTCCAAAGCTAAGACCGCCTCATTTTTTAACCTGTAATAGGTTGTACGACTCATCTTCAAATCATAACAAACGCTATCAGCAGTGCCTTTGTTGATGTAAGTCATTCTTAATACCGCCCTGTGCTTGGGATTTTTAAGCCTATTGATCATTCTACCTAATTCAAGTTTTCTGTTAATAACCTCTTTAGTATCCTGCTCTATAGCCTCTTTCATCACTACCAGCTGAGTATAGACATCATCAACTTTTCTAGTCTGTCCACCTTGGACTTTGACACCTGACCACTTAGGACTTGAGAGCAAACCTGCCTCAAGCTCATTGATTTCATCTATACGGCTTTGGATGTCCATGTCAAGGTCTTGTAATTCTTTCAATAGCTCTTTGGCCTTGTTCACTCTCTATCTCCTTTGTGATATAATAATATTATTGAGATTATAGCTGAGGCAGAGAGTGCCTTGGCTTTTTATTTTATTCTTTATTCGTGATCACACTACCTGCACCGTTAACAGTGACCCAGCCATGCTTCTCTCTGGCTTCTGCTTCTTTCATCCGGATAAGATTATCTGTGATTGAGTCTGACTTAGCTTTGTTGGCCTTGGCTTCACCTTCTGCTTTGATGATACCTGCGTCTGCTTCTGCTTGAGCTTGAACTTTCTTGGTATCGGCTTCAACTTTAGCTTTTTCCTGCTCCTGTTTTGCAGTGTCGATTTCTTTTTGTTTTACAGATTCATTTTTGATTGCTGCTTCAATCTCATCTCCTGCGTCTTGGTCTGTGATGGTAAAGGATACAAACTCCAAATCATAAGACTCAAATTTTTCTTTGAGAGCTTTGTCAATCATTTCATAAACTTCTGTACGCTTATTACCGAGGATATCGTAAATATCGTAATTTCCTGTTACCGATTCAATAGCACGCTGAACAGCAGGAGATACTACGCTATTATTCACGTTTTCTAAGTCCGTGTAATTAGAGAAGACTGTCATAGCCTTTTCTTTATTGACACGATATTTCACATCAATATTGGTGTTGAGCCACTGACCATCTTTAGTCTGAGTCGTGATTTTCTCCATTGTTTTTGTTTGAACAGATGTCGATAAGGTGTAGACTTTATCAATAAATGGCATTTTTAGATGATATCCTGTTTGCAGGGTATTTTCTTGCACACCTCCAATTGCGCTAACCTTAACTCCAACTGTATTAGCTGGGATACGCTTCACGGCCGTGAGACGAAAAATACCAAGTGAAGCAACAGCTGCAACTGTAATGATACCGCCTTTAGCAAGCTTTGTAAGTGTTGTTTTTCCTGTTTCGTGATTGTATTGTGTAAACATTGTTTTACTCCTTTTTTAAATTATTTTTCCATCAAAAACTAGTGTTATTGTACCTGTACCATCCTTGTGTTTAGATACTAAAGCGCGACAATCTGAGCCTAATTCAATACCCTCAACTGTGATACTGCGCTTTATCCTATCAACATTGATGATTGTTCCCATTAATGTTTTAATTCTCATGTTCCATCTCCTCGATAAGCCAGTCAAGGTTCTTTCTGGCTTTCTTCAGGTCTTCAAGACCGTTTTTCTTCTGGAATCGCAATTGATACTTCAAGGCATTTCCAAGATAAAAGCCTTTCAGCTGTTCTGGTGTCATGAAATTCCTTAAAGCATCGATAGATTCCATTCCAAATCTGCCTTGGTAGTGGCTTGGTTTGTTTACGTTATCAATTATTTCTGGGTACATTTGATAGCCTCCAAAAGTTCTGTATTTTCGTAGACGTTGCCGATGATTTCGTTTTCGTCCGTCTCTGACCACAAATAGCTAGCTAATTGCTCGCAATCATTCATAATCAGCCAAGCTCCCTCAATCATGATTACAACACCTGTGATTGTTTCATTTTCCGTTATTGGCTGGGTTCGTACTTGTCTAACTATATCCCCCTCAAAGATTCCCTTATCGTTCTTGTCTTTGAGTCCTGTTGATTGCATGAGCACTAAATCTTCCGCTGAAACCATGTAAGTAATTCCATCCCCAATACAATATAACTCATCCTCTAGCCAACTGATATGGTCGATATAATTATCCATTTTCTGTTCTTTCTTCAACCACGCTCTAAATTTCGGTATCATACCAAATCCTCCTATTCCTTTTTAAAATAATTTTATTTGTTTTTCATAATCATTGAGTCTCTGTTTAGCAAGATTAAAGATGTCTCTATCTAACTCGCAACCGACATATTCAAAACCTAATTCTTGACAAGCGATTAAGCTACTTGCTGAACCAACATGAGTATCAAGAATCTTGTCTCCTTCTTTTGCGTAAGTTTGAAGTAACCAAAGATAAAGACTTATCGGTTTTTGTGTCGGATGGATTCTAACCTCATTTAAGGCCTTATTCCCTTGTTGTATATGACCTTCAGATATCGACTTTCCTTGCATCATACCATTCCACATATAGCGAAACAGCCGTATACTATCATGTAAGCTGCAGTACGCTATCTCACAATCTGAGAAACTTGACTTGCCATTAACTTTGTCCCACACGATACGGCCAGGCCCGAAAGAGTAGTCGAAGTAGTTCACACCCCAAATGATTTGATTTTTTGAAACTCTAAATAACTCATCAAAATAATCTCTATTTGGAATTTTCCACTCTGATGTTTTGCCATACAGTCTATTGACGCCAATCGGACTGACTTTTCGACCATAGTATTCTCTTTTTTCTGGACCGGAAAAATATGGGGGATCTACAATAGCTAAATCAAAGTAGTTGTCAGGATATCTTTTCATAACGTCCATACAATCTTCGTGAAGAAATAATTTCACAGCAACACCTCATCCCCTACTTTTACTTTATCGTACACGTCCTTCGTAACCACGAACACGCCATAATCACGAATCGTAAGCGTGTATAGTTTTCCATGTCGTCCTTTCTCGACGACTTTACCGAATATCTCAGCGCCTGCGTTATCAGCCTTGTAGATAACCATCGGGCGCTTTTCTTCTAAATCTCGAATCCTGTCCATCTGCCAGATATTTAATCCAGCAGACAATAATATCCAGATTGCGATAAATCGTTTCAATTTGTGGCCTCCTTGCTATCTAATTTTCGTTTTTCAGCTTCTTTCAATCGGTCAATTTTGGTACTGACATAAGCCATAGCATGTGTCAGAAGAGGAGTAGGATATAATGGCAGCATTTTGAGTATTCGTTCGTAATACTCAAGTTCTGTTTCTCCTTCAGTCAATTGTATTTCGCTTGGTGTTTCAAATCCATCTAACCACGCTCGGGCAAAAGCGCCCATATTTTTATACTTAAAGAGCCATTCCGCAGTTTTGGGACTCGCTGTCCCTTGTTTTAATAATTCTATAGCGTCGTCCAAGCACAACTTCCAATTTTTAGCTTCATCTATGTATTTCCCAACGTGATCTGGCACCCTGATTCTAGCCATTCACTCCACCTCCTCAACTCCCACGCCATCGCAATCAAACACCCAGCTGAAATCCGCTTCTTCAAGTTCTTTACGGGTGTGAGCTGTACGAAATTTTTTATCTAATGTTATATTCTTTAACGTCCAAGCGTCAAAGCGTTTAATAAAGGTTAAGTAACTATATGCTTCTTCAATCCATTTAAATCTTACATAATACCGTTTCTCTTTCTCGACCTCGTAGCCGTCCAGCCAAGCACGAGCGAAGGTTTCTTGGTTGTCTACAACCCATCTCCAATACTGTTCATTTAAGTTAGCTTGCAATACCATCTTAGTTAGCTTCCAACCCATATCTCTTTTTTCCTCAATCCAATCCGCCACAAACGGCGGAACTTTGACTTTTTCTGGCTCGTCTAGTTGTT